GCAATATGTTCTCACAGGGTGCGCTTGTCGGTGACACGCATATCTTTGTATTCCAGGATGGTGCAAAGGTTACTGGTGTTGCGGATACGGACAACGACTGGTGGGTTGATGGACAAGTTGATCGCGCAATACCGATCACTGATTACACCACCACGTTGTTCCCGACCATTGACCTGGCATTCCTGACGGTCAAGGCAAACCAGTACGGATCGAAATACACCAATGCGGTTATCCGAATGAATGCGGCATCCGGTGGCAATGTATCTGCCGGTCTTTCATCGGGCAACGATGGTACGAATACCACTGGCTATGCCTCGATCACGGTTGCCGGCGGCACAGGTAATTTCACGGTGGGTGACGAGATTACTGGCGATGTATCGGATGCTCGCGCAATTATCACGCAGATCGACAACCCGGGACCGACTGCCACGTATCATTACTTTCTGATTGGTGATCCACTGACTAACTTCAATGGGTCAGAGGCAATCACCAATGAGGACGATACGGGTACTGCCAGTTCTTCGGGCGCAGTAACGAATCAGGGGCCGGCACTTACTACCTGGTTTGACGGTAATGCATTCCCGACCTATTCGTTCACCAGTACTCCGACTGATGTGGACGATGACGGTAACACTGAAGAATACGGTATCGAAATCGACCTGAACCAGGCATCACTGGCGCAGATGCATGAGTACAACAAGTACGCGCAGCGTCGTGGAAGTACATTGGATCACGATGGTCTGGATGGCGAGGAATGGATTGGACTTGATTTTGCGGTTAACTTTGCAACGATCACAGGAACAGTGTCCGAGGGCGCGGTTGTAACCGGGTTGACATCGGGTGCAATTGGCACAGTGGTATCGAATCCTGCCGGATCGAATGACATAGCGTTACTCAGAGATACCAGGGGTACGTTTGTGGACGGTGAGGTCATCGAGGTCGATGGTTCAAACCGATTCGATGCATCTGGACTGACCGTGAGTGTCATCGTGCCAGTGGCTGAAAGTTCATTCGGAACGCTTGCCGGCACAAGCTTCTTCTTCAGTCGCGGTGTTGTGCCACTGGATTTTAAATCGGCAGAGGAAAACCTGTGGTCAACCATCGATGCCAGCGGCATTACCCGGTCAAGACCAACCACCATTACCATGCAGATACTCAACTTGCTGCAGTTCGATTACGGCACTTGTTCCAGGTTGCTCAGTGCTGGTGGTGCGATTGACAAGGTCGAATACTCGGCAACCGGAGGCGAGGCTGTTGGTGCTGCGACACTGACGGTTGATGGTTCGATCGCGGCCGATGTCCCGGGTAAGACACTGGGTGGTTTCTTCACGCTTCGCGATAAGAGTGACAATGACCGGGAATATGTGCTGCGCTACAATTCCTATGTCGCGTCATCCGGCGTAATCACGCTGGCGAATGTGGTGATCGCGAGTGCTGATGCAGCAACGCCGACCACCATTCAGGAAGTCGGCGCGTTTACGAGTGCCGAGGTTGGCGATCTGGTGCTGAATAGCGGCAATGGACATGATGGCGTGTCTTCCATATCGGAGATCGTGGACAACGATAATTGTGTCATCAATCCGGCGATTACAGGTCAGACAACGGGTGATGCCATAGAACTGAATGCCTGCCCGATTGCGGTCAACACGCTGGACGATGTGTTCTTCTTCATCGTGTTTGAGTTCAAAGAGTCAGACGGTATAGCAAGTGCATCGATGGTGTATGTTGGCGACATCGAGGCCAGGGTAGTGGTCAGGAACACATCTGCTGCGACAATCAAGATCAAAGGCTTTACGGCAGATGTACAAATCAGCACATCAGGAGGCATATCGAGTGCAACGCGGATTGAAAACACAGTCTACTCGGGTTAGAAAGACACCTGAAGTATTCATCGAGGGAATCGATGTCATCATTCGTCTTGACCTGGGCAAGCACAAGGAATTGCTAACTCAAACGAGGGCAGAATTGATTTCGTTTAATGAGGGGGCAGCACATGAAATTGCCCGGAAGAAACATTATCGTAAGTTGATTGGTGGTGGTAAATATGACGATGACGCGCTGCGCAGATCAATGAAAGATATCCGGGTCAATATCCAGCACCTGACCAACAAGGCAAAGTTATCCGAGGACAAGATTGCACACCACACACTGATCGTTGATACCCTGACTGACCAATTAAAGGATTACGACAGGCGTTATGCCACTATCAATCAACAGTTTCACTAAGATAGTCGAAGTTACCACTCCGACAACCGAGGTTGATTTACAGACCTTGCATGACTTTGTCGAGGACTACATGGCAAGTCCTGTCGGCCTGGTCGAGGATGGAAGCTGGGACTTCCGGGGCGATATCCTGTTGCCAAACGGCAAGATTGAAGATCCGAATAATCCAGGTGTGTTTACGCAAATCATTCTGGAATTAAACCCGGAATGGCAAATACAGTTCTACAGTGGTTCTGGATATACACGTATCTTTGGCGGCAAGATTTTTGGTGGTGTCGGCAATGAACCCATGCTTGCGACTGGCACTGCCGGCGACATCACGGTACTGGAAACCCAGGTTGATGGCGTGGTGGTCGAGGTTGATACGGGTTCTGGTTTAACGGCAGCACAGTCAACGCAACTTGCGGAAATATATAAACGACTTGGGTTGGACATTGCAGATCCGATTACGGACACCACGGCAGGCATTGATTCGGGTTCCGGCGATATCAACATTGATCGTACTGGCGACGGTGAGACTACCAGCACCCTGACCAGGCAACCATGACCACAGCACTACAACGTACTTCATTGGGTGAACTGGGTTATTCTCCGCTTGCAGCAACGTCCCTGGGTGAGCTTGGGGCGGCAGTGGAACAGGTTATAGAGTTCTTCTTTGGTGGTGGTGACAATGACCGCATGGAAGATGAAAGATTGATATTGGCAATTATTAAGGATTTTGTAAAACGAATATAGAATATTTTAAAAGGTGGTTGAGATTATCAGTCGCTTGCGCAAGCGGGACCACCTCTTAAAATGTTTTAACCGTCGCCGGGTTTCGGGCGTTAACAGGTCGCCGCTGTTCGGGCGTTAGGAGTTGATATGAAAACCGCAGATGAACTGTACAACAGTACTGGAGATACGAAAGAAGAAATCGTTATCGAAGATACTACGGGCGTAAAAGACGAGTCCACGGACGAATCCAAAGTCAAGGAAACCGAAACTGCTGACGCAGAAACGGATACAAAGACCGAGGATAAGCCCAAGTCTGACGATGTGTCGCCGGCATCAGGCAGTGAAACAATGGTTCCAGTATCAGCAATTCATGGAGAACGTGATCGCCGGAAGGCGGCTGAAGGACAACGTGATGAACTTCAATCAAAGCTTGATGAAGCCAATAAGACACCACCAACATCGGTGTTTGAGGATGAAACCAAGTGGCGCGAGGAAATTACTGCGGGGTTCAATCAGCAACTGACCAATCACAGTCTCAACCAAAGTGAATTTTTTGCCGCCAGGGAATTAGGCCGGGAAAAGCTAGACAAGAAAATAGCTACATTCAAAACTCTTGTCGAAACCAACCCGGATCTTGGGCAGCGTTTTGCTAATGCAGTCAGTCCTTACCACGAGTTAGTAGATATCGTCGATCAACACGATGACTTAGACAAAATGAAGGACATTGACGCATATAAAGCAACGCTCAAGGCCGAAGCAAGAGTAGAGGTCAAGGCAGAAATGGAAGCAGAGGGAAAGGCTAAAGGTGATCTATTGGACTCCGTACCCGATTCGTTGGTGGGTGATGCTTCCAAAGGTGGAATTAGTTCCAAAGGAAGTTTTGAACCACCAACAGCAGATGAGTTATATAACTCTTAAGGAATTAAAATGACAGATAGTGTCGCTGCGACTGGCTTAACAGTCCAACAATGGGACGCAAAGTTCTATACCGAGGCACTGAACGCAAGTATCTTCAAACCGTTTCACGGTACATCGACTAATTCGGTAATCCAGGTCAAAGAAGATTTGACCAAGAAGCCGGGTGACAGCGTGACTTATGCGTTGGTGAACAAGCTTGCTGGTGCAGGCGTTACTGGTAGTGCAACGCTTGAAGGCAACGAGGAAGAATTAGTTTCCCGTAGCCTAAGAGTGGTAATCGACCAGAAACGTAATGCAGTACGCATTCCTGTTCTTGAAGATCAGTTCAGTTCCATTCCGCTGCGTGAAGCAGCAAAAGATACACTTCTGGATTGGAGCATGGAGTTAAATCGTGATGATACGATTTCCGCGCTCGGCGCAATCCTGAATGTGGATTACGGTTCAGCATCAGAGGCTAACAAAGATATTTGGTTAGTTGACAATGCAGATCGTGTGCTGTTTGGTGATTCCATCATCAACGGCGTAAGTAACGACCATTCGGTTGCATTGCTTACACTTGACAATTCGGATGACAAATTAACGTCTGCCGCATTGTCGCTGATGAAGCGTATCGCTAAAACGGCAAGCCCGAAGATCAGACCGCTGAAACCCCGCAAGGGTTTTGTAACGTCTGATTCGTATGTGTTGTTTGCAAACTCACTTCAAGTCCGTGATCTTGCACTCGACGCTGCGTTCCTGCAGGCAAACCGCGAAGCACGACTGCGTGGCAAGATGAATCCACTGTTTGCTGGTGCTGACTACGTTTGGGACAATATCGCAATCTACGAAGTAGAAGATATCCCAATCGATGCCGGTGCTGGTGCTGGTGGTATTGACCTTGCTGCCTGCTATCTTTGTGGCGCACAGGCTATTGCATTCGCAGTTGCCAAACGTCCACAGTCAATCGAAGAAGAATTTGACTACAAAGACAAGCAGGGCGTTGCAATCCGACAGTGGTTCAAGATCCAAAAGATGACCTTTGGTTCTGATGGAGCAAGCGATATTGGTGATCAGAAAGATCACGGCATCGTCACTGGATGGTTTGCGTCTGTAGCAGACGCATAAGAGGTTTGGGGCGCGGGACCGGATAACGCATATCGCGTTTTCCCTGTTCGGATTCCGGTTCTGCGTACCCTTTTATTCATTAACCAGGAGATTGATATGTTTTTTGAAGTCTTACACTGCATTACTGAAGTTACCTATATGAAACGAAAAAGGGTAACCAACAAAGAGGGACATAATCTTATTGTCGAGTATCAGGCAATAGAAAAAATCAAACCTGGTTTCTACGGTGTTGAAGATGTCCATATTGGTGATGTCATCGAAATAACGGATCAACGACTGGCGACTAAGGCAAGTCATAATGACTGGCTGAAGAAGGTTGATGCTCCGGGTAAGAAAAAGGTCAGTAAGAAGAAATGAGCATTCCGGCTACAGAAATTCGGGAACGAGCATTAAAAGAGTTGGGTGTCACCGCGACTGCGCAGACAACGCAGTCGGAAATCAGTACCGACCTGGATCAAGCGTATGTCGAAATCTACGGAATGCTGGAAGCACTTACCCTGACCACCTGGGACTTCGATGAAGAAGTGCCTGATGAAATGATTTTGCCAGTGGTGTATATGGTTGCTGCTGCCAGGGTTAATGCTTACTCAATACCGAATGATCGTTACAACAGGATCAGGGCCGATGCTCAAGCATCGATTGGCTTGATTCGTGAAATGCAAGCGTCGAATGTGTACAGACCACCTGAAGCGACTTATTACTGATGGCCCGACTACCAATACCATTGATCGGTCCATCTTATACGAATCGATCCCTGCCGCTATCGGCACAGGTAACGAAAGGACTGTTCCCGGAGATTAACCCGGAAGCACGAAACATCGTGTCGCTTCATGCGTTTCCCGGACTGAAACCTTTCGCAACGTCATCCGGCATTAGCCGGGGGTCACACGTTATGGCTGGTGTGGCTTATGCGATCTATGGCAACACCCTGGTATCGATCGATGCACTCGGTGCTGTAACGAGCATCGGCACGATTGCTGGCGAAGCTATTTGTGACTTTGCCAACAACGGTGACCTGATGTTCATTGCCACTGGCGAAATTCCGTATATGTACACAGCATCGACCGATGTACTGGAAGAAGTCACTGACGATAGTGTCAACCGACCATCGACAGTGGGATACATGAACGCACAGTTCATCATGGATGAAAATGACACCAACAGTGAACTGGGTGAGTTTGTCACATCGCAGTTGACCGGCGAACTAACCGCAGAAGATTTTGTCAATGCTTTGGATTTTGCAGAAGCAAACAGTCATCCAGACGATATATTGCGGATTAAGATTTACAATGAAATGGTGTACTTTTTCGGCACTGACGGTCTTGAACCGTGGTGGAACTCCGGTGTTGGATCGCCACCGTTTGACCGGGTGCAAGGCGCATCACGAAAGTACGGACTGGGCGCGAAGTGGTCACTGGACGATACAGATGAGTTTCTGTATTTTCTGGATGATCAACGCATTCCCAGGCGTATGTTTGGACTGCAAGTATCCAACATCGGCAACCCGGCACTTGACAAGGAGTGGTCAAAATATTCTCGTATCAGTGACGCAATAGGTTATGCGTTCACGATGGATCAAAACAATTTCTACCAGTTGACCTTTCCTTCTGCCGATAGAACCTGGCTATACCATGAGCAATCGAACTCCTGGTATCAGTTGAGTTTCGGCACAGACAATCAGCGTCATCGAGGTCACAGTCATGTCTTTGCCTATGACAAGAATCTGATTACTGACCATTCCAATGGCAAGATGTACGAACTGGATTTCGATACTTACACTGATAACGATGAGGTGATCCAAAGGCGACGTAGTACTGCAACCATTCACAGTGGATTGTATGGCGAACCGGGTAAGGAAATATTCTTTGAGCAAGTCGAGTTTATTGTGCAGACCGGCGAAGGTATCGCTACCGGGCAGGGATCTGATCCACAGTTGATGATTCGTTTTACAGACGATGGTGGCAGGACGTTTTCTGCTGAAATGTGGCATTCCCTGGGTGTTGGTGGCGACTACCACAAGCGGGTGATCCTGCAGAACCAGGGCAGGGCAATGCAGCGAATTTACGAATTGACCTATTCGGAACCAACCCCGTTTAGCCTGATCGAAGCCCACATGGATGCATCACTGGGGATATGACCGATCCGTTTATCATCCGGTTGCCGGCAACCCTGGCGAATGACCCGGAAGTGGGACCGTATTTCAATTACCTGGGCAAGGTGTTGAATGACCTGACTATCATCCGGGATGGGATTGCTGATGCCGGCGACATCACGGCCATCACTGAATACACGCCTCACGCTACTGGTGCGGTTGCTGTGCTGTCTGAAGCGTCAACTGATCTGGATGTTACGGCAGCCGCCCTGGACGCGCTGGTGGACGAGGTAACGTCCCTGGGCAGCGAATTGACTGACGTTAAAGACCAGTTAAACACCGTATTACAGATGTTGCGGGATCATGGAATCATTGCAACTTAAGATATCCCGATCCGGCGCACGTAAGGTGCTGGAACACCCGGAGATTATCGACACCATTTCAGAGGACGATGGCGAACTCGATATGCCGGAAAAAGAGCATATTTACTTGTGTGGATACGACCATGACCACTTGGTTGGTTGCTTTATCATGCACAAGCAGAACAAGACCACCATCGAGTGTCATGTCCAGGTAATCCCGAAATACCGCGTTAAAATGGCAGATGAGTTTGGTGACGCGGTAATTCAATGGATGTGGGATCATACTGATGCGGAAAAGTGCGTGGCGCAGATACCGTTCAAGTATCCGAATGTGAAGGAATTTGCACTGGCGCGAGGCTTTAAGGTGGAAGGAATTAACCGGGGCAGTTACCGTAAAAATGGTGAACTGTTTGATCAATGGTATATGGGAATCAGACGATGGGATTCATAAGACATAACTTTTTGGGTGGCGCAGAGAATGATGCAGCAGATGCGCAGATACGTCGAGCAGATGAGGCAATCGATGTGCAGACCGCAACAGGCGAAACAGCGACAGCGAGACTTGATCCGTTTGCCACTGTGGGTACGGATGCGATTGCCGGCACTGGTGGTGAAACCGAGGGCAGTGTACTCGATCTTATTCGCAACAATGACAACCTGGCGTTTGAAAGGTCAGAGGGATTTGAGGCAATCAACAAGTCTGCTGCTGCCGGCGGCAAGGGATTGTTATCAGGTGAGCGTGGCCGTGATCTTGTCGAGTTTAATCGCGGCCTGGAAACGCGCAATGACAATACCCGTATCAATCAACTGCTGACATTGATCCAGGGTGGTCAGGGTGCTGCCGGTGGACAGGCGAATATAGATGTCCGTATTGGTGAGAACATATCCGGCCTTAGAGTGGGTCAGGGTGATTCCAGGGCAGCCGGAATTATCGGCGGCAAGAATGCGGTTGGGTCTACGATCAATACACTGGCGAAAGTCGGTGCAGGCATAGCATCAGGTGGACTTTCAGGCTTCCTGGATGCATTTAAGGCGAAAGCGGAGGACGAATAATGCCAGTACAACGATCTAATCCACTTATCGCGCTTGCCGGTCGTAACGCAACCCCTGCAGCGGCATTCTTTGATACCCGGCGACAGATAGCCGGTACTGATCGGCTTAATGCAGCCACTGAATCTATCAAGCAGAGTACTGGTGAACAGGCTCGCAAGATTAAGATGGCAGTCGAACTGGAATCGATTGCCAGGGGCGCATTTGATATCAAGCCACTGCTTGAACGCGCATTAAGTGGAGTTGATCTGGAGGGCAATCCAAAGCTTGAGACAAGCGCAGTGCTTGATGCGGCAAAGATGTTGCAACAACGTGCTGATAGCATTGGTCGAACCGGGGGCGATACTTCTGACACCCTGGAAGCATTCAATTTGCTTGGCAAAGAAAAAGGCGACGGTCGTGCCACTGCAGGAGTACTGGCAATGGCAAACCAGGCAATCGAGACTGCCCAACAGTTTGGAGTAATCTCGCCACCGGCAGGATCTGATTTTGCGCCTAAACTGGGTGCTGGTGTTGTGACAAAGAGGGTTAACCCAAATACTGGTGAAGAAACATTTTTCTTTGAAAACCCGATTCTTGGACCGGGAGGATTCGCCACAGCAAGCTCGCCACTCGGTGCGCCGCCGGTAAGCAGGATTGGTGAGTCTGGTCAAGAGACATCTGATCGTCTTGTCATACAGGCATCAGAAACTGCACAAGCGACAACCGACATTGCGTCCGAAGCAATAACCGGCGACACAGAGGCACAGGTACGCGCCAGGAAACAAGAGGAACGTCACCAGTTATTTATCAGTGATGGTCAGTCTGCGGCAGATTCTTTGCCAGTGCTTAAACGTGCATTGGAACTGTTGGAAACAGTCCAGACAGGTGGTATAGATGCTGCAGCATTAAAAATCAAGCAACTCCTGGGTCTTGAAACGGCAGATGAAGCGGAACTGAACGCAGGACTTGGCAAGGCTATTTTAGCCCAATTGAAATCAATCTTTGGTGCGGCATTTTCCGAAAAGGAAGGCGCGAGACTGGAAGGAATCGAGGCAAACTTTAGTAAATCTACCTTTGGTAACATTCGATTGTTGCAACAGCAGATAAAACAACTGGAGCGTGATGCGAGGCGAGGTTTGTCATCTGCTACATTTACTGAGGATTCGTTTGCGTTTGACGAGATTACAGAGTCAATGAACTTCAGTCTTACGCCAGTAGATGATGGTGGTGGCGACAAGACGATTGATGTTGATGAGGGTGGCGAGCTAATCACATGACACTCACGGTAAACATAAAAGACAAAAACGGGAACATACTTCGTACCCTGCAGTTCCCGGACGGTACAAACCAAAATGTTATTCGCAAGACTGTGCAAGCAACAAAGGGTTCAACATTGGGCGGTATTGCCGAGGCAGCATCCACAATAGGCCGAGGCATTGCCGGCGAGGTTGCCGGTGGTTTGGCAGGCATTGCAACCATCTTTGGTGATGACCCTGCAGGCAACGTCAGGGCAACCAGGGATTTTATTGCGGGTGATGGGCCGAATACGATTGCTGGTGAACAAGCACTGCAGTCTTTTGGTGACTTTATTGAACCGGCAGTTGAGGTTGGCAACCTGATATCGTCGGGTCTTGTTGGACTGGCATCATTGCCCACTGGGGGTGTGGATGCCGCAGTCGAGAACATCAAGTCTGTGAACAAACGCGGTTTGGGTGAAACCCTGGGAGACTTGGGCGCAGACGTTAATCCGGCACTGGGCGCACTGGGAAAGACAACACCAGCCGCATTGTTGTCAGCACCTGTAGTTGCGCCATTAGCCCGTGGATTACGGACTCCAAAGGACGTTGCACCACCGGGTGGAGTCAAACCAAAACCCCTGGTTAAACCGACAACGTCATTTGATGCATCGTTTGAAGTGGGTACTGCACCAGAATTAGCAACCTATAAAACCATTGTTTCGGATCTGCAGAAAGGTAAATCAAAACGAGCAGCAGTGGCAGTCAAACCTATTGAAGAAATAAGGCTTGCCGCAGAGGAACTGAAAATAGATCTGAATCCATCGCACTACTCGTCAAACCGGGCGTTTATCGATGTTGAGCAAAGTCTTAAGTCTCAACCAGGGACGAAGCTTGCGGGGGTCGAGGAAGCTGCGATTGCTAAACTGGGGCAAGTGGCAGATGACCTTATTAAAGAGACAATAAAGAAAGACAACGTCAGTATTAGTCTGTTTGATGATGAGGTCAGAACTTCGTTTACCACCACCATTAAAAATCTGGAAAAGAAATCAGATAAATTTTATAACGCAATTGATGAAGCAATACCAGGTGCAACCATTATTATTCCCACCGCATCAAAGGTGTTTATCGATGGTGTTTTAAAGAGTTTTGGCGGCAATGTTGGCGCATTGACCGCTATTGAAAAACGTCTTTTAGACACATTGACGGTGGTTGAAAAGGGCAAGCGCGTTGAAAAAAATGTTACCTATGCTGAATTGGATCGATTGAGAAAGGACATTGGTGACGGTTATAACAAGACCGGCCCATTCAAGGATGAATCTGTCGCAAACCTGGATCAGGTTTACAAAGCACTTTCTATAGATCAACAAGCGGTTACCACTGGTTTTGGTGTGGGTGCGGAATATGCTGCTGCCCGGAAGTTGGTACAGTCGAGAAAGGATCTTGAATTAAGAGCGTTGGAACTGTTTGGGAGCAACATACGCGGTTCACTGGTTCCGAAGATTACGGGTGCTGCCAACAAACTCACAAAGGGTGATGTATCCGGGTTGAGAAATATGTTGAAAGCGGTTCCGAAAAAACATCGGGCTGAAGCAGCAGCAATGGTACTGGATGCGATATTCAGTGCCGGTTCCCGAATACCAGGGACACTGGGTCCGGGTTTTGTCAAAGCGTTTAAAGGTTTGAATGACAATCCATCTGCTAAGGCTATGTTGTTTGCTGAATTACCACCAGAGGTACTGGTGACGTTTGAAAAAATAGGCAAAGTGGCAACCGGGATATTTCGATCCAAAGCACTGGAAAATACATCGCGTACTGCCAGGGATTTGATTGCTGCAATGGATGATGGTGGTATGTTTGCCAAGATTTACCAGAACACTGGTCAGATTGTTGCCGCAGAAGGACTCACAAGTTCGTTTGGTGCAACGGGTCTTGGAACAACTTTTGTTGTTTTAAAAGCTTTTTGGAAAGGTAGAACAACCGCAACCGAGGCAGCAGATTCTTTGTTAACGTCACCACGATTTAGTCAAGCAATCGAAATGGCGGCGAATGGTAATATCCAGGGTTCCAATGCATTGATGCGAGGCACTGCTGCATTTCAGAACTGGTTGCGCACCTTGAGTCCAAATGATGCCGCCCAGGTTGCCGCTGTTGGTCTTATTCCCTGGTTACTTGAAGATGTGCCGACAAGCCCACCGGGCGAATCGCGGCAAAATATTACCACTAACTTTTAATCGGAGCAGTCATGCCAACCTATGTACCACTAATTCCATTGCCGGTTCAGTTTTCCGATTCCGTAACTTCACTCAACATGGTGAATGGATCGCTTGAGTTTTTCCTGTCTGGAACCACCACGCCAACCAATCTGTTCTCTGACAATCTCGGTACGCCTATTGGTAATTCGATAACCCTGAACTCTGGTGGTTACCCGGAATCCGGCAACAATGTCATTACGCTGTTCCGGGATTCTGCGATAGCACTCAAGGTGGTTGGCAAGGACGCAGATAATCTTGTCATCTGGACTGCTGATACGCTTGAAGATGCCCTGGTTCTCTTGTCCAGTGTATCCACTGGCAAGGGTGCGTCACTTATTGGTGTCGAAGATGTTGGTACTTACTTTGCCGGTAAAAATGTCGAAGTAATATTGCAGGATATTGGCGCGAATTTCCTGAAGACCAACCGGTCTGATGTTTATACGCAGACCCTGACATTTTCTGGTGGTTCCTTGCAAATGTCGGACCAGATTATTAATCGGGCGCACATGCGGGACTTCTCTATTAACTATGACCTGGTGGTGCAAACAGATTCTACTCCCGATTTTGATGTTATCTCGGGCAATGCGTTTCAAATTGTTCTTACTGAGAATGCGACCTTTTCGATATCTAACCCGTCTCCGACGAATCGTTACTGCGCCATTACGATAAAGATTGTGCAGGACAGTTCAACTCG